CCCTTAATGGGGGGTCCAGGCTCATGATGAGCCGCACATCCTGTGCCCCGCCTACCGGCTTGCGCGGGCAGGTCGGGTTTCAAACCTACGGAGTATCAATGCCATCTCGAGATTATTCGACAGGAGTCGAATGGCGCTGGACAACATCTCAGGAAGAGTGTTATCCGAGCCCTTTCAGCCGCAACGTTGCGGTGGCCGCCCACTTCGGTGGGTATTACGGCACTCCGACACCCCATTATAAGAGGGTACGGAGTAAGGGTGCCTTAGTTCCCATGCAGCACTATGTGCGATGGGACGTTGATTGGCGCGCTGATGGTATAGTTCACTTGGAATGGCTTTATGGATGCCCAGGACGAACGCGTAAAGCGACGTTCGCGGAACATCCCTTTGCAGCCGGCGGTATTTTGCCGCTAGACGCAGAGAATGCCACGGCCATCTTCGGATCTTATATGACCGATGACTCGCGTGAACAAGCATTGATGCAAGACGCGTACGCCTCACTCTATGACCGACTGGATGTCGGCACTTTCATGGGTGAGTTTGCCTCTACGATTGACCTCCTTTTTGGGGTTAGAAAGCGCATTTTGCGCCAGTTGAGGCAGTTGCCAAAAGCCATAAGAAACGCCAAGTTGGCGCGGGAGGCCAAGCAGGCATCCCAATGGCTACTCGAGTGGAACTTCGGCTGGATGTCAATCTGGCGCGATATCGAGGCCGCTTACGAAGCTCTGAATTCCTCAGGCTATAGCGACCTTTTCATCGGTAAAGCGTCAGACCAGGCTCCAGACGAGCTCGTCAGCGCAGACACTTGGAGTGCCGCAGGGTACGCAGGTGAACGCGTTTTGATACGTTCTATCACATCCGTGGAGACGTCACTACGAGCTGGTGTCGCGGGTAAGCTCAGACTGGGCAAAACTCGCACAAAACAACCGTTCTTTAATCCGGTCATTTCCGGGTACGAGCTCATACCTTATAGCTGGCTCCTTGACTATTTCTTCAGTCTCGGTAGTGCCATTAAGGCGGCGTTCGCCGACCTTCAGCTGGGTGAGTCAACTTCTGCGATAAGCTACCTCCGGGTAGTGAACAAAGAGTTGAGTACGGTAGACACCGACAAAGGCAGTCTTGTGTCCTACGAGGTGACCGCAAATGGGCATCTCTTTGGGGCGCAACGTATGCGAATCCCCCGTGGGTTGAGATTAACACCCCGCTTAACCGGAGTTCCGGGAGCTAAGCAGTTACTCAATGTGATTGCTCTGCTTTTCGTAAAACTCCCAACCTAGTCAGTAACATGCTACAGGAGCATTATTATGGCGGCTATGTCCACCACCCTGACCGAGTTCTCCGATCGGGAGAACGCCCGTACGTACCTCTACCCTGGGCATACGGTTGCCCTGCCACGTCTAGTGATCCAGAAACGCAAGGTGCCTGTGGCCACCACTGACCTCGCCAGCAATATGCTGAGCGTGGTATTCGGCTGCGAAGACGCAGCCGGATCGGTTCTGGAACGCAAAGGAGCGATCGAGGTAACCAATCGATATCCCGCAAACTGCGCAGCTGCCGACCTGGCTGCTGCTCTCGTGGTGTTTCGCGACATCGTCAATTCGGACGAGTTCGCCACCATGATCACGTCCCAGGCCTACGTGGCCTAAGGAGCGTGGCAGTGACAGAGCATCATTTCATATGTTCTGTCTGTCGTGGGACCAGGGCCACTATTCTGGTGGTCCTGGCTGCCTATATCAGGCTAATCGATGTTTGGAGGCTAGTACGAAATGTCCAACCTCTCACGCGGGTCAATAGCTTGGAAGCTAGCCAGCGCGTACCTCGTCGACCATGCGATCCCTTTAGCGCGCGTTGCCCCCTTGATCGGCGGGTACATTCGCGCGAGGGACACCGCCAGGATGGCGGAACTAGCGGAATTGTCCGATGAGTATCATCCGGACGAGTGGCTTCGTTTGCGACAGCTTGCCGCTTTCTTCAAGAAGAATGCGGACTTCGTAGACAAGAAACGATGCACAGTCAATGCGATCGAATCCTTCGATGCAGCTGAGCGTCAGTGTGCCGAGACAAATAGTAGGCTCTGCTCTTATGCCTTTGAGGCAGAAAGTAGAACTGAACCTAATGCACGGGATGTGCAAATCCAATCGATGAAGGATTACATCGAGCGGACTCTCGGTTCTTTCACGCCATTTGCGAAAAGCCTACCAAGGTTAGTACGCTTTACCGCTGGAGCTACTGCTGATCGCAAACGCTCTCGGTCTATGCCTTTCCTGAAGGCTACAACCAAGCTTAGGGTTCCAACCCTGGCTATAAGAGCGATCAAAACGCTTGCCGATCTATTCGGCCAGGCGTTCGTGCGCATCGTTGCGACCGATAACAATCGCGTCGCATTCGTCCCGAAGAACTGGCGGATCCACCGCACAATTGCGGCGGAGCCAACTCATGCACTTCCTGTGCAGTTGGCAGTTGATGCCTATTTCAAGAAGCGGCTACGCCGCGTAGGCATTGACTTATCCAGCCAGGCCCTTAATCAGGAAATGGC